CGAACAATTATTGAATACAGTCTTTAAACCTTTTTTATCTCCACGATTAGGAGTCGCTGTAAAACCAACTATCTCTACAGAATTGTTCGCTTCTTTGACCCTGTTAATAATTCTTTGATAGGTTTCGGCTATGGCATGATGGCTCTCATCAATCACAACCATGTCAAATTTACACATATTATCTAAATTGTTCGGTCTTGAAAGCGTCTGCACCATACTAAATATAGATTGTCCAGACCAATCCTTTTCTGATCCGTCAACTATACTTGTGGATATGTTTGGATTCACACGAGAAAACTTATCTGCATTCTGTCTGACAAGTTCGTCTCTATGTTGAATAACTAATACTTTGTTGTTCTTTTTATGTCGCTTGCCTATTAAAGCGGACAACATAATAGTTTTACCCGCTCCTGTTGGAGCAACAACAATAGTGTTTTTATGTTTATCAAGAGCGATAGACGCATCGTCTACAGCTACTTGTTGGTATGGTCTAAGTATCATAGTTCCCTCATTGCTAGATAAAGAAAGGGTAGCTTTACGGCACTCGTGCTACCCAAACGAGTTCTAGCAGACGAAGGTCATCTTGCCGCTAGAGATTCGTAAAACCTATATTAAGCCCAAGAAGGCTTAACACCAGAATGTTGCTGTTGCCCTTGTGGTTGAATAGGAGAAGATGGCTGTGATGGTGCTTGTGCTTGCGGAGCATTGCCCCCACCAATATAACCTTCTTGATTAACCGTAACAGGTGACAACATTTTATTTTTGTCATCATAACCGTTAGTACCTTTTTCAACTGCAACTTTGATACAGAACTCCATACCATTTAAGGCTTCTAATCCAGATATTTGTCTTTTAGTATTAGCTTCTGGAGACATATCTGAAGGAGCTAATCCTTTTGCACTATCAACAATTTTTCGTAAACTTTGCAAACCTATTTCTCTGGACATAGAAACACCACTTGGGTTCTTTTTATCGCCATCAAAAAATATGTTATGCCAAACTTTACGTTTGTCAAACTGACCACCAATGATATTAAATTCACATTCAATCCATTTAGCTGACGTAGTAGCTGATTGTCTGAAGATAGAATCATTAGCTAAGTCTGGGATAGAAACACCATCCATTTGTGGTTTAATGTGCATGATTACACGAGCAATAGTTCCGTGTGGAATTAAAGCGAAGTCGTTACCCTCATCTGGGGTTATTTGATTTAAGTCAAGCATTATTGATTTCTCCTTCTTTGCTAGATTGTTCAGATGGATTTACAAAAGTCAAAGGTCTCTCTGACTGAATCTTTCCACCACTCATTTTAGTCAGCAGTTTACCTAAGTGTGGCTCTTCCAATACATCGAGTCTGCCCGATCTATCTTTTGCTGGATAACCCCACTCATTTAACGTCTGACATACAAAGGCACGATATGTGCCTGTACTCTCGTCTCCTGTCATAACTGCCATTGTGATAACTTCATCAACAATTCCTGGTAATTCACGACCCGTCTTTGAACCTTCTATTTGTAACTCAAATAGTTTACGTCCATATTCATCAACTTTCTCGTCAAGAATGCCTACAAAGATAACATTCTTTTCACGAATATGTTGTAAGTGTGTGAGCCAATTCATCATCTCACGACCTTGCATCCCATACACTGAACGAGTATCAACAGTTCCATTTCTAGTTCGGTTTTCGGCTTGACCCATACAATGTTGGAAACATAGTCTACCTGCCACAGTTATACTGTCAACAAATATAGTCTCATATTTTTTCATCATTTCGGAAGGGTCGCCATAAGATTGCACTACATGATCGTAATGCACTTGGCTATAGGCTTGGTCGTCAGTTAATGATGGATTTCCCCCACCTAAGAAACATGCAAAATCTCTACACTCTGACCATGTTTTAGGACGAATGACATCGATTGGCCATCCCTCAATAGCAGCATCTCCCGCCTCTAAATCCATGAATAGTGTCGTATCTGCATCTAAAGTCCGAGCAAGAGTGGTTTTACCCACTCCACTCTGACCACACACAACGATCTTGTGACCTTTTTTCTCAGCCATTCGCTGTTCTGCTGTAATTATATTTAAAGTCATTATTCCACTTCCTCCAATTTAAAAGTTAATCCTGCTAATTCCACAGTTCTATGTGGTTCTAATTTAGCTTTGATAGCTGGAGGAGCAGAAGTATACTTTCTTTCCTCTATAGTAACACTTATTTTACCATAATGCCTTGCATCCTGTTGATCCATAGTATCAAGAGCTGTCATCAAACCAACTTGATCCCACTCAACTTTCTTTCTAAATGTAGCATTAAGTTTTATATTATTTGTAACCATAATACTAGTAGAACCAAAGTCCTTACCTTGTTCTCGTAATCTATTACGAGCAATATTACCAAACCTTTGCTCAAATGCTTCGTTGATAATCTTTAGTTCTTGTTTGTCAGTCTCTATTTTTTTCTCAAGAGACTTACGAAAATTAATAAGTTCTACCTCACTAATCTCAAAATAGTCTGTAAATTCTGCCATGATTGACCTCCTTTTTTATTTACACTAGAAACTTATATATAGCACTAGTTACAACAAAGTCAATACCTGTTCTATCATTTATTTTTAAAAGAGAGCAAAACATCTATACCATGTATGGCTAACATGAGTTTTTTCTTTAGCTTAAACTCTGGTGTGACAACGCCTTTAGCGTCTTCCACAATAAATCTTGATAGTCCATCTTCGTCTAATAATAAATATGTATAATCAGCAATGTATTTACATATTTTATGTCCATTAATTTCTAATAAATAGGTTACTTGTCTATCTAATTGGTCAACAACACCAGCTCGTTCCATAGCTTTTAACTGACCCCAACGCTCCGCTTCCCACCTCGAATCAAACTTTAATCCCATTGCAACTGTCTTTTTTGCAAAATACTTGTTGGGTTTCCCAACTTTTCTGGGTATAATTCGTTTATTATTAGAATACATAGGAGTTACTATAATGGCAGATCCGACAAAATTCAAGTCAATTGGGATAGATACTGATACTTATCATAAACTAAAACGTATTTGTGACGATGAAAGACGTAACATTCGTCAACAAATTTCTATCTGGGTGGATAAAGATTATGAAGAAAGATTTAAGGACGATAATAAAGTAACTCGTTTAGGTTTAGGTACGCTTAGTAATTAAGCGACCTGTTCTTTAACACCTAAATTTTCCATTCTTTTTATCAAACGATTAGCACGATTGGTTACTTGTTTGTGCCACCTTGAATCTTCCATTTGAGTTGCACATTCAAGCCAATCGTTATCATCTATAGCAGCACGAAATTTTACAAATTTTGATAATCTTGGTCTGCCCATATTAAACATCATATTGCACAAAATTAATTGCACATCTTCAGGTAAATCATCAAAGTTATCAAATAACTTTTTGCATTCTTCTACTGTGCCGTGAACATCAGTTTGAAAACAATTATTAACCCTATCTTCTGATACTGGTGTTCCAACTGGCTTTTCGTATTCTTCATCCCATTCGGTAATAAGGTGTCCTATACCATGCGTAGGCAAACCAAGATGGTCTAAATATATTTCGTATTTACAACCTTCGTCTTCTTTAAGTTCTTCTCTTAATTGTTCTATATTCATTGTTGAAATAATTCTCCATATTGTCCTATATTTGCAGATAAAGGAGACAATGGTTTGCCTCTATTTGCTATAGCTTGATTTGCTGGACTAATACCTAAAGCAGCACCAACTCCAGGTTGTGTTATGTCTATACCACCAATAGATGTATTTGAAGCTGGTGGTTGAATACTTTTTATACTATTTTGCATATTATTTGTTAGTTGAGATGTTACATTATTGATGCCAGAATTTTTTGCTACAGCTTGCAATTGTTTTTTAGTATCAGATATACCTTCTTCTATTAACCCTGATGCAGTTTGAGGCAATGCACTACTAAAAGCATCTGATACTGCTTCTAAAAACAATCTTTGTTGTTGTGGTGTTGGGTCTTTGCCATCAAGTTTTTTTGCTGCGTCTGATATTTGTTTAATAGCTTTTTTACCTGTAAACAATTGTCCAACTGCAAACATCTTAGCTATTCTTCCAACATTATTAAATACGTTAGCTAATATACCTGCGGCAACTAAATCTCCTTTTGGTATATTAGAAGATATTTTATTAAGTATTTGACCAAACTCTCTTATATTTTCTGCTGTTCCTGCTGTCACACCTTCGTTTGGAAATATAACATCTAATTTTTTGTTCTTATCTTGTTTTAAAATGTTTGTTGCTAATTTTTTCATAGAGTCTGCATTAGTAGCAGCTCCAACACCATCAACCATATTCTCAACAAAGAAGCCTCTTATTGTTTTAAGTTCTTCTGGACTATCTTTAAAATAATTCATAATAGCTCTTATATCGCCACGAGTAACTCCAGGTGCAGTAACGGCATCTGCTGCTTCTATTGGATCTAATTTGTTTTGTCTAATTTTAGAAAAAACATTAGCGTTTCTAAGATTTGATGCTTGTTCAGCAATTTCTACAGCGCTTCTTAGTGAATTAACTACACCATCACCTAAATTAGCATCAATAGCTTTTTGTATTAAATCATCATCTAATTGAGTTATTTTTAAATTTTCAAATCTAGTTCCTAATGTTTTTAATTGATTGTATTTAGCTATACCAAATAACTCTACACCTGTTTCACCTAACTCATCTAATGATTTTATAAATTCATCGGGTTTAAATTTAGTAGGATCAATTGAATCAAAACCACTTCTTGATATAGAGCCTTTTAACCATTCTTTACCAATTTGGTCTTTAACACCATTGTAAGCTACGTCATCATTTAAAGCTGTTTTGAAGTTTTTTAATCCAGTGGCTTTGCCACCATTGCCAATTAATTTACTAGCGATACCTGTTATATCAGATGGCCTTGTTAATTTAAAATCAGCTCCACGCATTTTTTCTACTAATTCTTTAGTGGATATACTTGCTGATATATTGTCATATAGTTTTGCACCTTCTCTAAATTGTTGTCTTGCTCCTGGCAACAATTCTGATGCTATTCTTATTTTAGAAAAAGCACCCTCACCTAATTCTTTAGTTATTTCTTTTGTAAGAGAGTCAATATTAGATGTTAGCAACATATTGTTAAGTTTAATTGTTGCATCCTTCCATACCTCAGTAAGATTCATTGACCCATCTATTAATTCTTTTTGTGCTAATTCATCAGGCGTTTTAGGAGCGTTTCTTGTATCCCATAATTTTCTTCTTAATTGATAAATATCTGTAAAACTTGCTTTGTCTCCCAATGCCCTTAAATCAGCAACGAGATCCATACCAAGTTGACCTTCTGCTCTGGATAAATTGCCACCAGCAAGTGATGCAAATTTTGTTTCTGCGGCATCGGCCACATCTTTAAGGATAGATGTTGGAAGTATTTTACCAGTTCCAATTGAAGTTTCTATTACTTCATTAATTGTTGCCCATTGTTGACTCATATTTAATTCATGGTTTTTAAATGAATTTTGAACAAAATTAAATAAATCATCATCTAAAGTTTTACTTGTTTGCAAACTTCCAGTTACAGCATCAGCAGATTCTTTTATTGCATTCATTATAGATTGTGATGCTGCTACTTGTTTCTTAGCTAACTCTTTTCCGAATGCTGATTCAAAATCAATAAACAATTGCCCTGCTGATTTATTACTTCCTTCTTCAGCACCTTCTTTAATAAATTTATTTAAAGCAGCCATTTCAGTTTGCATAGCTACGGCTATCTTTTGTGTACGAGGTGATGTGCCAATTACACTTTCTGATAATTGTTCAAACTTAGCAGCTATAGGACTCATTTTTAATTGTGCTTTTGTAGGTTGTAAGCCTCTTTCTATAGCTTTTCCAGTAATCCTTAGTTCTTCTTCACTTGCTTCTTTAATAAATTTTTTACCAGATGGTGCTATTGCTTTAAATGCTAATATAGGTAAACCGAACAATAGTTCGCCTCCAGCAGCAAAACTTCCTTCAACAAGTGCGTCTGTTGCTATATCACTTGCTGTTTGTTCTGAAACTCCAAAAAGACCTTCTCCTGCTTCTTCTACTAATGAACCAGCTCCACCACCAATAAAAGCACCAATAGCTCCACCTAATAACGTACCTATTCCTGGTGCTATGGCAGAACCAATAGCAGCACCTTTAACAGCTCCAGTAACACCAAAACCTAATTCTGGTAACATACCAGCAAGGTCTGAAAAATCATTTCTACTAAAACCTTCTTCATCAATTAATATATTTTTGTCTGTTTGAACACCAACCTTACTTGCTCCGCTTGGAGTCAAAGCAAGTCTACCTCTGTTATCTCTTGTGTAATCTGATGAACTAAAACCTTGTGCATTTAATATATTATCTTCTTCTGCTGCGTTTTCTGCTACAGATAATGCAGATCTTAACCCAGCATCTTGTATTCCAGATTCTGTATCAAAGTTTTGCTCGATTTGTTGAGCTTGATCTTGTTGTCCAGAACCCTTAGTTTCATTTAATAAATCTTCAAAAGTTTCATTTGTTTTATCAGGTGCAGAAAAGAATTGATTACGAATTGCATCAGACTCTTGTTGAGTTGGAGTATCGCCTTCTATTTCAACTTTAACTACGCCTTGTGGAGTTTCAACATCAATAATTGCCATTATGTGTTACCTTGAACATTAAATCTAAAGACATTATCTTCGCCTTTAACCATTGTAGAACCTTTTGCAGTAATGTTTGTTCTATCAATACTTATACCATGAGCGCCTAAATTATCATAAGAGTCTTTAATATTTGCTCTACCTTTGGTTACAATAAGTTTAAATAAATTACTTAATTTACTTCTTAATACTGCCTCATCACCTTCTAAGAAATTAACATCACCAACAATGTCTTTTACTAATTTTCTATCTGTATCTGACAATGTTTTACCAGATTCTTGTAATATATCGGCTGCGTTAGTTGCTTGTATTCTTGTAAGTATGGTTTTTATTTGTTTAACTGGATCAGTATCACCAATATCTAATCCAAAATTTCTAAGTG